AGTGCTAACAGTGATTTGACTTATTTCATATCTTATGAAGAATTAGACGACGCGTAGGAGGTTTTATAGGCTATGGCAAATGGCGGAATAATTGGACCTGTAAATAAAACTTCGTTTGGTAAAAATACTGTTACATCAAAAACATCATCGGGATCATTAACAACACAACCAGGTACAAGATTAGTAAGAACTGCAGTAGTTGCTGGTGGAGCTGGGGGTGGATTTAATGCAGGCGGTGGTGGAGCTGGAGGTTTAAGAGAAATAGATAATATACCTGTTTGTGGTGGTACAGCTTATCCTGTAACTGTTGGTGCTGGAGGTGCTGGTGGAACTAACCCTAGTAGAACAGGTGCAAACGGAAGTGATTCAATAGCAGCTTTAACAACTTCATACACTTCAGCTGGTGGTGGTGGCGGTGGAGCAGCTGGAAGCGATGGAGGTTCAGGAGGAGGATCAGGAGCAAGATGTGATCCTGATGCTGGGGGAGTTGGAAACACTCCACCTGTAAGTCCTCCACAAGGAAATCCTGGAGGAGCATATAATATTTCTGGTTATACTAATGAAGGTTCAACAGGTGGTGGTGGTTCAGGTTCAGCAGGAACTGCTAAAGCTGATGGAGGCGGTGCCGCAGGAACTAATGGAGGAAATGGAACAGACGTAAGTCCAATTTATCCAGGCACACCTAATTCTGGAGTTTACGCTGGAGGTGGTGGTGGTGGAGCTTGTCAATCTGCAGCAGGAGGAAGTGGTGGCCCTGGAGGGGGTGGTGATGGTGGCGGACCAGGACCTGATACAGGAAATGCTGGAACAGCTAACACTGGTGGCGGTGGAGGCGGAGGAACTGCGGGAGCTGGCGGTGGTGGAGGAGCAGGTGGCTCTGGCATAGTTATAGTAAAAGAATTAAGTAAAGCAAGTGGTGTATGGAATCTTCATGATCAGTTAGATGCTGTATTAGAGGGAACGTGGCCTAAAGTTGCATTAGCACCTTTCTCAGTAAATTACTTAGTAGTTGCTGGTGGAGGTGGTGGTGGAGCTGCACCCGATGGTGGTGGAGGTGGTGCAGGTGGTTATCGTGCATCAGGATTTGGACCGAGTCCATTACAAGGATGTGCACTAACAATAGATCCAGGATGTCATTCAGTTACAGTTGGAGCTGGTGGAAGTGCTGGTAGAAATAGTGGTGGTAATTCAGTTTTTGGACCTATAACATCAGCAGGTGGTGGAGGTGGAGGTAGTAATACAAACTCTGGACCAACAACACAAGGGCAATCTGGAGGATCTGGTGGTGGTTCTGGAGCTGGACCTGGAGGATCTGCTTTAAATGGTGGAGCTGGTAATACACCTCCTACAGACCCACCTCAAGGATTTATTGGTGGTTATGGTGGATCTAATGCAGATGGAACTGGTGGTGGAGGTGGTGGAGCTACTTCACGAGGATTATTTAACGATGTTAACGGTGGAGCTGGAGGAAATGGTGCACCAAATACAATTACAGGTTCAGATGTTACTTATGCAGGTGGTGGAGGTGGAGACGCTGGTTCTGGATCTCACGGAGCTGGAGGACCTGGAGGAGGAGGTGCTTCGCCAGGTAATAGTGGAACCGCTAACACTGGAGGTGGAGGCGGAGCTGGTGGCGGATCTGGAGGATCTGGTATTGTTGTTATAAGAATACCATCAGTTGTTACACCTTTTGCTAGTGTTTCACCAGGAACTAATTGTTTATCTGCTCAACCTGATGGCACAGGTGTAGCTAAATTTACTGTTTCAGGAACTTTAACTGTGCCTCAATTTCCATAAACATTGACTATAAGTTAAAATTAAAATATAAATTAAATTTTAAGGAGAAATAAAATGGCACATTTCGCAGAACTAGAATCAAAAACAGATCCAACAGGTTTTACATCTGATACACATCAGGTTGTAAAAAGAGTTGTAGTTGTAGCAAATGATATTCCTGCAAACGGTGGAACATTAGGAGATAATGATTGCCATGTAGATGGTGAAACATGGTGTGTTAATTTTTTTGGAGGTGGCACTTGGAAGCAAACATCTTATAACCATAACTTTAGAAAACAATACGCAGGTATTGGTTATAGATATGATGCATCTAAAAATAAATTTATTACACCACAACCTTTTGAATCTTGGTCACTTGATTCAAGTGACGATTGGCAAGCACCAATAACATATCCATCAGTTACAAATGATGGTCAAGACCCTAGTGTTTGGTTTTATAATATTTCATGGAACGAAACAAAATACAAAGCTGACAACGATACAGGTTGGGAAGCAAGAAAATCAAACGACGCAGCGGAAACACCAACAGTCTATAATTGGAATGGCTCAGCTTGGGTTTCCGAATAGGAGACTTAAATGCCTAGAACCAACGGCGGTATAATCGGTAAAAGAAACGTAGCTTCTTTTGGGAAGTGTACTCAAACCGATAAAACATCTTCAGGATGCGTTTCACTACAACCAGGAACTAGAGTTGTTAAGACTGTAATTATAGGAGGTGGTGGAGGTGGTGCTGGAACAGGTAATGCAGCTGGCGGTGGTGGAGGTGCTGGCGGTTTAAGAAATATAGAATTAAATGCATGTGGAACAGTCCCAGTTGTTATTGGAGCAGGTGGAGCAGCGGGTGGAGCTTGTGCTGGTGCTCCAGGAAGAGGAAGTCAAGGATGTTCATCTAGTTTCAATGGAACAACATCTGCAGGTGGTGGCGGTGGTGGTTGTAGAGGCGGAACAGGATCTGGTGAACCTGGAATAGGAGGAACTGGTGGCTCTGGTGGGGGCGGTGGAAGTTCAGGTGCAGGTTGTGGTCCAAAAGTAGGCGGTGCAGGTAATACACCTCCTGTCAGTCCTCCTCAAGGAAATGCAGGTGGTAATGGAATAACGTGTGGAACAAATGCTTCTGGTGGTGGAGGTGGTGGTGCTGGTGCAGTTGGAACTAATGGTTTAGCTCCACAAGCAGGGCCAGGTGGTGCAGGATTAGATGTTAGTCCAGATTATGGAAATATAGGTCCAACATGTTCAGTTTTTGCTGGAGGTGGAGGTGGTGGTGCTTATGCCCCTGGATCAGCTACAGTTAGTGCTGGAGGACCAGGAGGTGGAGGCAAAGGTGGTAAAGGATCCCCTTCAGGAGTTGTAGCAGGAACAACAAATACAGGCGGTGGCGGTGGAGGAGCTGGAGGACCAGGTTCTTCTCCTTATAATACTCCAGGATCAGCAGGTGGTTCAGGAAGAGTTATCGTAAAAGAATTAAACAAAGCAAGTGGTGTATGGAATTTAAAAAGTCAATTTCAAGCCAAGTCTCAAGGAACGTGGCCTGATGGTTCAATAAATTTAGGACAAGTTTTTGACTTTTTAGTTGTAGCTGGTGGTGGAGGAGGTGGTGCATCTGGAGCTGGAGGTGGTGGAGCAGGAGGTCATAGATCATCTTTTCCAGGTGGAACAAAATTAAATTTAGATTCAGGAACATATACAATTACTGTTGGAGGTGGTGGTAGTTCTGTAAGTGGTAGTGGAGAGGGTGGTCAAGGAAATGACTCAGTTATTAATCCAGGTGGTTCTGATACGGTTAATTCTATAACTTCAGCAGGAGGTGGTAGAGGAACTAATGGTGGTACAGGACGTGCGGGAGGTTCTGGAGGTGGTGTGTCAGGAGCTAATTCTGGAGGTGCAGGTAATACACCACCAGTAAGCCCACCTCAAGGTAATCCTGGAGGAACAGGTGCAACATATATTGGATCAGGTGGTGGTGGAGCTGGCGGAACTGGTGGTAATGCAGGTGGACCTGTAGGACCAGGTGGTCCTGGTGGAGCTGGTACTGCTAATTCTATAACAGGATCGCCTGTTACAAGAGCAGGTGGAGGTGGTGGTAACAATGGACAAGGATCTTCAAATCCTGGAGGTTCAGCAGGACCTGGTGGTGGTGGAGCAGGTGGTGGAGCATGTCAAGGTGGAGGTGATGGATCAGACAACACAGGTGGAGGTGGTGGTGCAGCTTTTAATAGTCAAACTAGTGGAGCTGGAGGATCAGGAATAGTTATTGTAAGAGCACCTAGTGCTAGAACTTTTGCAGTAACACCTTGTACTAATGCAACTTCAACACACCCTGGTGGAGATAAGATAGCTACCTTTACAGTTTCTGGAACATTGACAGTTTCTTAAAAATAGATATATTATTTTTATGGTGGTAAAAGAAAGAATATGAATTTAACAAACTATTATTGGTATTTTCAATCAGCAATACCAGAACGTATTTGTGATGACATTGTTCGTTATGGTCATCAACTACAAGATCAAATGGCAGTGACCGGTGGTTTTGGTGGTAATCAAAAATTAAACAAAAAACAAGTTAAAGATTTAAAAAAGAAAAGAAACTCTGATATTGTTTGGATGAATGACAGATGGATATATAAAGAAATACAACCTTATATTCATCAAGCAAATGCAAGTGCAGGTTGGAATTTTCAGTGGGACTTTAGCGAGTCTTGTCAGTTTACAAAATATACTAAAGGTCAATTTTATGATTGGCATTGTGATGGTTGG